TGATGGAAACCTTACCCCGTCCGTCAATCAATGTTATACTGGTTGCGGAGACATCGTTGTCAGGGCTGATGTGGATCTTCGGATTGGTCTGAGAGGCAAGCGTTTTAATCTCACCGGGGGACAGCACACGATCATAAATACGAATTTCATCCATCCCACCGTTGAAATCCCTGGCACTGGCTAAATCATTTCCAATAATTACATTATTTGCCCCAGCGACAGGGGTTCCACTATTCCTATTCATAGTCCCTGATTGAACACCGTTAATGTAAAAAGTAGCCAGCCCGGCTGCATCTCTGGTTACACATACATGCTGCCACTGATTCAGTGTTATTGAATTGACTGGCGATGTGATCACAGTCGAATCATCCGACGAGAACAGCAGAGTGTTACTGACATATGTTGCAAGAACAGTTCCGGTATTATCAATTATTCTACCAGCGCTACTTGTGCCCAGAGACGCGGGATTGATCCATGCGCAGAATGTATCTGCACCAGTCCCTATCATATCAGCCCCAGTGTCTATCTTATCACCACTGCCGCTGAAAAACAATCCCTCCCGCACAACACCAGTCGTATCGACAGCCCCAGTGATTGCACCGTCGTTGCCGTAGCCTGACAGATCAAGAGCTGTTACACCCGTCACTCCGGTGGAGTCATCAAACGACCAATACCCCACCAGCCCACGATCAGGCATAGAGCGGAGGATAATACTGTTGGCAGGGATAATGCCGTCGTCATTGCCAGCCGGGCCTTGTGCATACGCTGTGGAGACAAGCAGGAGCAGGGCCAGCACTATGTTACGGAGCTTCGCCATCAACTACCCCCGTAGTTTCATTCCACGTCCAGACATACCCCCATGAACCATCATCCTTACTAACACCAGTTGAATCACTCCTCACACGAGTCGTTGTAATGTCATAGTTTGTGCCGAGTGAGTCAACGAGATCAAGTTTTGGCAAAGCTGCGGTTGCAAGAGTGAATGCTGTATTCCAGTTTGTACTATCTGCTGCAACTCTAATCCACGCATCGTTGTAATGAGCACTATCAGCAGCAGCCCAGTTCTTTAGATTATTTATACTGACTGAGTCAATCTCTGCCCACAGGCGAAGATTGTTTATTTTCACGGAATCACTTTCAGCCCACAACCGCAAACTGTTTATCTTTGAGGAATCTGCGCTTGAGGTCAGCCATCCATCCGTCCAGTGAGTCGAATCTGCTGCTACTCTGAGCCATGCATCGTTATAATTTGAGCTGTCTGATGCTGCCCATAATGCCAAGAAGTTCGTGACCACTGAATCCGCTTCAGCCCATATGCGGAGATCATTTATTTTCGACGAGTCTGCTGAAGCTATAAGCCAGCCGGAAGTCCAGTTTGTGCTATCGGCGGCAACTCTGGTATGAGCATCGTTCCAGTTGGTTGAATTATTTGCAGGACCGTCTTTCAAAAGTCTTCCTGTAGCGCCGTCAAAGAGAGGGAAATAACCATCTGTTGCCCCAGAAGGACCGTGAACAAATCCACTATCAGTCAATGCTAAAGAAATTAACGAGTTTATGTATGTGCCTATCAGATCACCGTCACGGTACAGCTCTTCGACTCTCAGTGTATCAATCTGTGCTGAATCAGCATCTACGAACACAGCGGAGAAAGAAACCACAGTGATGTTATCAACTTCAAGCGTATCCCTGACTCCGAGTACACCCGCACTCACTCTGTATAGCACCACATCGCCGTTAGTAACATCAATAACTATGCTATCACCTACCGCATACCCATTAATGAATCCAGGCTTTTGCGCGTATCCCGACTGAGGATCATACACCGCCGAGAAGACAACAGCCAAGATAGCGACAACAATCATCATTCTTTTGAACATATCAATCAACTCCTTTCTCTTATTAAGATAACACTTCTGTCCGTATCTTCGCACTCCAATTTATCGTTGTCGCCGCAACGCCTGTCACCACGAAGTTAACTTGCTGGTTTACGGTGTCAGCCACAAAATCACAATCGATATCTGACCCGGGTGTTTTGTTGATGGGAAGCCCATCTGTATATCCTTGCTTTGTAACGTCTCCCGCTGCTTGCCGTGAGAAAATAGCGTGGATATCAAATCCACCGAGAAGGCTTGGCGCCGCGTCTTTCGCGGTAACATCGGCGTATACTTTGACTGCCTGCCCCTCTCCAACTTTGATGCTGTACACTGTGGTTTCTGTGGCATCAGTGGTGGTTTTCCGTTTCTTTACTGTGGAGTTGTCACCGAAGATATTCCCCTGCATGTCATTTGCCTTTCTGGTTATAGATTTCAAGTAAAGTCTTTTTGCTAACGCTGCTTGTTTCCCAGAAGTCGGCAATAGCCTTCTTTATCAACTCTTTCTCTTCGTCGGTTGAGTTGCTTATAAAGTCAGCCTTCTCCTTTGCATTCAATCCGCTCAGCGGGTGCATAGACCCGAATGAAGCGTTTAGCCCGCTTGCACTCCCGCCCAGCTCAGTGTATTGGACAAGTTGCTTTTCCGCCTCTGTAGCATCTCCTTTTGACAGCGCTATCTTTGCCCTTTGTAGGGATTTGGACTTTCTGGACGCTCCTGCCCCTGCCTTATTGATAGTTTTTTTATACTCATTCACCCTGTCAACAACGCTATTATACTCAGACCCGCCTATGATTGATTTCTTTCTGTTCTTCTCGTCGAGAGCGTATTGGCTCCATCCAAGAGGGCGAAGAATGTTCTTGGTTTTTCCTGTCGCAAAGTCAGTGATTCCAAACGCCATCCGGCTTACCGGATCATAGGGGATTCCAACGAATTTACTTCCTACCGAGAGCGTTTCATCAGCGAGTCCCGCCCAAGCGTCTACGATATCGCCAGTGCGGATGTCGCTCAATATATCCCCAGCCAAACGGAAAGCGTCTGCGCCTGTGGCAAATAGTGGCGAGAAATCGTGATCGAAGAATTTATTTCCACCAAGACCTCTGTTTATGATAGTCTCCATTGCCGACCCAAATATGAGGATACCACCAAAACTACCAAGAAGATTCGCTCTGAGTTGATCTTTCTCGTCCCACCGGAAGCCACTACCCACCCACTGAAACAGTGTTGGCAGGACGAAGTGAGTTATGACGAGACGCTTGAAAGCAGCTCTCTTGCTGCCGCGCCCTTTAAGGAGGTTTCTGATAGCTGACGCCTCAAGCCTATAATACGAGTTCTTGGATGTCATAAACATCGTCATTGCTTTTAATACCGATCCTTGCCGCATGGTATCCGCAAGGTCTTCGGTGTCGGACGATTGCTGAGAACGCTTGGCAGACGCGACAAACTGTTTCATCGCAATATCTTTAGCCTGCTCGACGCTTGAGTCATCCTTAATTGCCGCATCGTAATGGTATTTATAGACTGACCAGCCACCAAGAATAATAGCGGTTGCGTCACCAAGCTTTGCCGGGGCCATAAGCTTGTCAGTGAAGTTCTTTGCGCCTGCAATTCTCTTTGATGCGCTCCTTAGATTGTTAAGCACGATATCTCTGTCGTATCCTCGGCTGTATCTTGCCTTCATGTAGCTTGATTCCCAGAGCGTATTGAAGTTCTTTTTCGGAGATGTCCAAAAATCAGCCATGCCAGTAACAAAATCTTTTGATGGTATGTCCATTGCGAACGCTGGTATTGATGCAAGTTGTTTTGCAAAGACATTCGGATTCGCAGCAATAACAGCCTTCGAGAAATTCGACCGGAACTTATCAAACCCTTTATTGATGAGCTGTCTGTCAACGCCACCACGGATGACATCATCAACTGCCTTGTTTAACACGCTCGCAGCTCTGTTACCGTGGTACTGCTTGATAGCCTTAACAACATCTTTGTCGCCCAACAAGTTGCGCAGAGTCCGTGAGGCTTCGGCGTATGCCTTGAAATGCTCCATCTGAATGATATGCTGTGCAAGGACAGTATCGCCGTCCATCTGCTCAAGACGCTCAGTGTTGTTCGTCCTGCTTTTGAGGTGTCCGTTGGTTGCCTGCGCACGGGTGGTCATGTCCTGCAAGAGCTGATCGTCTACCGTCTTGCCCTTGACATCCCTGAAAATAGGGGTGTAGAAAGGATTGAACGGCAAGTCAACAAAGAACCTCTCGTTGAATACTTCATTAACTGATTCGTAATACTTCGGATAAAACTCATTGAGCTGCCATTCAGCCCATGCCTTGACTTCCGGCGTCATGAACTCTTCAATCTTATGCATCACATCAGGAGTGTATCCCATATTATCAAAGGTCGTTTTAAGCATCGGGTCCTGATAAGCTTGCCAGTATTTATAGGCGTCATTCTGCGACATGAACAGCGGAACGTCAACCTCTGCGCCTTCTTCGCCCTGGCTGAGTGTAATTCCAGTATCTACCTGCTCGCTGTTTTTGTTGAGAGTCTTCAGAAGCTTGCCTGTTTTTTCCTCACCAAAGATTTCCTTTGACTTCTTCTCAATAAGGTTGAACTGCTCCCCAAGGCCTTCTTTCTCTGCTGCGCCTGCATCCCATATAATAGGCATGATGATCTTATTTAGGTCACTCTCGAACTGTTCAGAGCTTTTGTCATGGCGCGAGAGCATATCAAGTTGAGTCTCGAAGCTCTGGTTCTCCATGTTTCTGTCGCTAAAGAAGGAGCGTGCCGTCTTTTTTCCTGAAGCGTTGAATGCTTCTGTGGTCTGTACGCCCTTCCCGCCGGTAATGACATTAAGTATCTTCTTGATATCTGCTTTGTCCTTGAATCTGCGAGCTTCTTCTTTTGCCTGGTGCTCGAACCGTCCTTCATCGATGATATACTTTAGGTCAGCCCGAACCTTGCTTGCCTGTGCTGCCGTCATATCCTTCAGCCCTGAATACATAGTCAGGATATGCACACGTGCTGATTCAGCGGCGGTGTATTCGCCATTCTTCTCAGGCTGAGTTTCAGATACTCTCTGTGCTGCTTCTGCTGATATCGTTGCAATCTCCGTCTCGGCATCCGCCCTATCCATCGAAATTACTTTGTTGATCTCATCCAGCGTCCGGTACTGACTTGCCGTCAATGTGCTTCCGAACGGTATCTTGTTCCGCGCACGAGGCTTGTACTTGTCAAGAGTATCTTTGATCTTCTGTTTGGTTGCTTTTGCTGTGACAGTCTCATAGACTTCATTGATCTTGTCAAAGGATTTCTCCACATCAGCAACAGACTTCGCGTTCTTGATTGATGTCATTACAGGCGTGATCTGCCCGCGAGTCAATCCAGACTGAGGCAATCCAGTGTTGGCATATCTCGTGATCATTGATTGAAGTAGCTTGATCTCATGCGCTTTGTCGAGTGAACCGAGCCTGTACCCTCTCTTGACCGCAGCGATGCGCCTCTTGATGAGCGTTGACAACCGATGCCGCACGAGTTTATTCTTGCCCTTTGCTGGCATGGTGGCGTTGATACGTTCAAGCTCTTTGTCAAGGCGGCTCTGCTGTGTTGGTTCCGGCGTGGTTTCTTCCGGTGTCACATCCTTAACAGAGTATTGTGGCTGACCTTGCGCGACTGCTTCAGACATTTTAGGTGTGATGTCCAGAGAGTGGACGGTGACGGTTTCTTTCCCCGTGTTGATCTCACTCGTCCGTACCTTCCCACCCCACTTCTTCACGTACCGCTTAACTGAGTTAGGCAGAATGTTGTCGTAGAATCCAGCCATACCAGTATCAGAGATAGTGATGTCGTCACCTTCGATCTTGCCTTGCACGTTCGGGTCTGAGATGATCTTGTCAGCCATGCTCTTGCCGATGGCGTCACTGAGAGCCGTTTCCTTCTCGGTGGTATCAACAACCTGCTGACCGTTCTTGCGTCCTACGAGGTGTATGCCCTGTTCGGTCTTCGACCAGTATATGGTGTCAACGCTGCTCCTGAGCGCACTTTCGTACCGTTCGACTTGCTGTTCACCTGTCACCCATGCGACGCGCTCGAAGTTGCTATCGACAGCCTCACGCAGCATGCGCTTGAATGCCACCATGCCCCATTGACGGGATTCTTTGAATGGAGCGTCGGGGACGCCAGATTGCAATAGTCTTGATTCCGCCCATGCTTCGCCATCTCTTTGAGCTGCATCTAAGGTTGTGTGTGGTCTTCCGAGCTGACCGCCGACTTCATAAACATAGAATCTGTCTGATCCACCCGCTGCATCCTCTTTGTCAATCTTGATGTCACTGTTTGCGCCCTTGAGTGTATATTGACCAAGCCCGTGCGGTCCGTCGCCTGTTTTCTCCCACGAGAGATTTATCTTGCCAGCATACCCTTTCTTCCGTCCTGCTTGATGCCAATCACTCTGTATTTCCTCTATGAGCATCGTCTTCTTGCCATCAGGAGCGATACGCTCATTGTAGCGAGTGTGGACAACGATGTTTGGCTCGGAGAAGTGAGGTGATTTGTAGGCTGTACGGTCGGCGTTGTTCTTGTTCTGCGATACCCAAACCTCTATCGCGTCGGCGTTAAATCTTTTTAGAGCTGCCGCTGCCGCTATCTCTTTCGTTGCGTGTCGCCCGAAATGTGGGCTTGCGATATCAAGCCACGGCAACGATGTCCCCCATTGGTAATCACTGGACGCCTCTTTGTGGAATATCTGATTGTATCCATCAGGAAGCTTGGATGCTGGTTTCGGCTTCTCTGACGCGGTAAACTTGGGATTCAGTATTATCAACTTCTCAGTGTAGTTCGTGCCGCCGGGGGTCTGGTAATCGCCGTACTTGGTGTTATCTACCCTACCTCCGTTGTATTTCTCTACAACTGTCATATTATTTCTGTAATATTTTTTTGTCTCGTCAATTTCCCTTTTTGCATCTGCAAGTACTTCCTCTTTATTCTTGAATATCGCAGTGCCAGCGTACAGATATTCAGCGTGCCATCCGTCGCTGTGCTTCTCCGCATAGTACACGTTATCGCCATTATTATTTTCAGCTGCGATGAATGTGTCCGTTTGCGTTAGAGTTACAGAATTATCTTCTATAGCGCTAGCCTCTTCGCTATGAGAGCTGTCCGCCTCTTCCTTTGTCTTGAATAATAATCTATTCCCAAGCCTATCCCTGTATGTGTAATTCCCTGTCCTACCTTTCACAACCTCATCCAGCTTAACCGCATTCTCGTTCATGAATGCAACCACATCAGCCTTCGTGATCTTCCCGGTCTGCTCGTCAAGCCATTCAATGACGCCGCTATCCTCAAGTTCCTGAGCCTTAAATTCACCCTTCTTCGCCCATGACTGCAACATCTGTTTCATAGCCTGTGGCGTACCCCTGCTCGGTAGCTTCTTGTCAGCCACCACCTTCATCCGAGAGAAGAATGTAGGCTTCGGAGTAAAGATACTGAACAGTCTTGGCATATTGAGCAGACGTGAGCCTCCACGCTGTGCTGTGGTGAGCCGTCCTGTCTTGCCGCTCTCGATGTCACGCAGAACTCCTGCGCTTGTGCGATGATGGAAGTTCATAAGACGGTCGATAAAGTCTCTGATCTTCTGAACAACCTTTGCCCCGAACCCCGTGACCTTGCCGCGATCACTCAATCCTTCTTCAACGTAGAGAGCACGCTGTTCTTCTGTGACGCTTCCGGGATTCGTCTTGCTGATGGAATGGTTCAATGATCTGATGTCGGCAGCATCAATGATCTTATTCTTTTCGAGATGATGATAGTATTCGTGCTTCAGTGTCCACTTGTCACCAACCTTTGAAATAGTGATGACACCAGGGACGTATGAGCCTGCAATCTTTTCGTTCGGCTTCATCTTGCGCTTGTACGCTGTCTCGAACGCCACCTCATCCGGTGATATTTCCTCAACCGAGAGCACCTTGACGCGACCTGCTGCATCATTGAACCAGAAATTGCCATCTTTGTCTTGACCGACGTTGCGCTTCGGGAATGAAGCACGCATATCTTCGAGGGTGAATCCTGCATCGGCGGGGCGGGTTTTGATGGAGTAACCCAAGAAGTCTCTGATGTTTGTTCCTTGCTTCTGGGTCAACGTTCCAGCAAAAAATCTATCAATCTCAGACAATATTCTTTTTGGGCTAGTTCCTTCAGGGTATTCGTATGAGAATGTATCTTTGCCATTGCGCAGATCAACATCTATCCCACCGTTGTTGTCGCTTATGATCTTCTTGATTACTGATATCTGCTTGCCTGTTGGCTTGTTGCTCATCTCTACGCCTTGCGCCTGAAGCCTTATGGCGCCCATATCAATGAACTTCATCATGCCATCATAGCCACCATCAAGACCTTTCGCGTCTCCGATCTGGCGATGGTCATACGCTCTGTTGCCTTGGCTCCCACCTTCTCTTTTGCCGGAGAAGTCAAGCATCGACCCATTAGGAAGCAGGTAGCCAGCCTCTTGTAGATCATTTGTCCCGCCAAAGTGTCTTGATGCTGACCTGAATTTCTTGGCAGTATCAAGGTCTTCTTTTGACTTGTCGAGGTTGAGCGCAGAGATAATAGCTTTTGCCTGATCACCCGTGAATGCGCCGCTGTCGCCTCTGATGGACATGCGAGTGAGTAGGTCTCTTGCGTCATCTGCGCCGCGCCAGTCGTAGCCCTTGCGTTTCATGTAGGTGCTGATCTTTCCGTACTGGGCTTTTGTGATATCATCAAGGTTATTCACCGATACAGAGCCGTCTGTATTCAACACGACAGGCGGGATTTGCTTGGATGAATACTTCGGCTTGTTCTTTGCGTCTTTCTCTTCTGTGCGACTCAGCATCTCGGAAATAACCTTTGGCGATAACTGTCCTTTTGCGCTCTCGCCACCAGCAAAATATCGTACCTCTACTGGTATCTTGCCTATACCAGCTTTTACTGCCGCGCGCGCCCTATGGTTGCCCTCGCTTATCAGTGCTTTGCCATCCCACCCAACCGTTACAAATATGGCTTTATCTTCGTTGTATCCATTCGCTATCATGTCATCTGACAGCTCTTTTACTCGCGCGCTATCTTCTTCTATTTTGTTTTCTTCTCCACGTGCACCATCGAGAGCAGCCATATCTTTCGACGGCAGCATTAGCATTTTCGAGAAGCTTGCCGTAACGTTTCCGCCGTCATGGATGCCATATTTCTCTTTGCTGTGCTTTGCTTCTTCTCTGTTTTTAGAAAGCCAGTCACCGCCAGGGTTGTCTATTTTTAAGCCATGTGACTTCGCAAGGTCGCTTGTTATCTTGGTTGTTGCTTTATCTGCAATGGCTGGTTTATCATCCACCGGAGCCGCAACTATATTGTCCTCTGCTTTCTTGTCGAAGAAATCTAAGGCTTCGTTGAATGCGTCTTCGTCAATTTCTTCTTCGCCACTATCTCGCGATATTTCTTCACGCGCAATTCTACCCGCTTCTTCAGCCTCTCTTTTCGCGTCATCGTATTCCACCTTTCCTGATATGATGTCCTGCGCTTCTGCTGTGGTGAACCCTTCGCTCTCAAGATATGATGCTTGATGCTCTTTATCTTCCTCGTCCATTGTTCTCTTGTGCCACTCGCCTGTTTCATCTCTGGTATACGCGCCATTATTCCAGTCGGCAACCTCAGCCTCATGTGCAGCAATGAGATCGTCTATGCCGGTGATTTGCGTACCATCAGGTAGCGGATCGAATACAGCGCGACCCTCTACGTCATTGAAGTCCTTATTCGCCATATCGCTGGTATCTTTAACGCGAATAACAAAGCCAGACTTGCGCTTGCCGGTAGCAGTGGTTCCGACCGCTGACTGAACGGTCCCGTTTATCTCGTTCTTGTCAAGGTAGTCCTGAGCCTGCTGTTGGTTGGTGAACGGCGTATCTCCGGACCTGTTGATAATCTTGCGTGTTTCGAGTATTCTTTTTGCGCTGACCCTGGATTTGCCTACGCGAGTACCAATATCGTCAATGAGCTGATTGTTTATGCCTTGCAGTCTTGATGTTGCCGGAAGAAGGGGCATTGCATCAGGATGGATAAGAGCGTTGCCGTCTTTCATGGTACGCTCGCCGGATATTATTGGCTTGACATTGCGCTTCTTTTTCGGGACAGTCGCCGGGACAGGTGTTGGGGCAACGACAGGCTTAACATCTTGTTTCGCTACTGGCTTGGTGCGGACATCTTCAAGGACATCCTTGCCGTATTTTGACTCACCATATGCGCGAGCAAATCTGTCTGTGCTGGATGCAAGCGGGAACTTCGCGTTGACCGCCTTCATTGTTTCGAGCTTGTCAACTTTGCGCTGAAGGAAACCACGCTGCTGCTTGTTGAGTCCGAACGTGTCTACTGTCGCCGGAGCGGTTGCTGTTGGCTTCTTTAGTAATCCTCTTGACGCAAGCTCTTCAAGTGAGTTTGCGTCTTTGGCCGTGGGTTTTGGGCTGGGCTTTTCTTTCGGGAAGAACTTGTCTGATTTCCACACCCCAACAACAGTTGCGTTGTTGATCACACTTTCGCCTGGATCAGTTCCGCTTCCGCCTTCGCCAACCAACAGTACGACCTGCTTCCCGTTATGGCGGTATGGTATTGCGTCCTTTATGCGCTTCTCTATGGTGGCCGCATCATCTTCTGGCAGAACTCCTATCGTTGATGTGCCTTGTAGTGCTTCATTAGAAGGAACGTCGTCATTCCAATCGTAGCTGATATCAGCCTTATCACCGACTTTATATTCTTTTCTTACTGCTGCTTTTGCATCATCGTCAAGTGTATTGTCATCGTCCATATCCGTGACAACGCGAATGCCATATGTAACTCCGTAATAGTTTTCAGTTTCACTGGTATCTTTTATGATACGTTGTATCTGACTGCTAACAGGTTCTTCTGTTGCATCTACTTCCTTCTCAGCTTGCACAGGCTCAATCTGAGGCGCTTTCTCGGTCTTGGGTGATGTAGGAGTCGGCTTTGATGACAGCTCTGCCTCGCTGGGAAGAAGCTCGCCTTCAACATCTTCTGCGGTGACTTCGCGCCGTTTGCGTTTATTCGGAGTGCCGGGTCGTTTCTTACCTCTCGCCTCTTCAGTGGCAAGCCGTTGCTGTAGTAGCTCGTATGCCGCCCGCATCTCGTCCTTGTCGTCTGTCACTTCTTCGGCTGGTTGCGCTTCCTGCTTCCCTACTGCTTCATCATATTCATTCTTGACCCACGCTTGACCCGCATCATCCAAGTCCGTGAACTCAGCACCATTGAAGTTTACGGCAAGATTCTCATCTGTATAGAACTGTTCAATGCTCGCAGGCGAACCGTAACGAGTGCTTTCTGCGAAGTCGCTTATAGTCTGCTGTGCTTGTGTTGGTTCTTCAATGCTCGCAGGCGAGCCGTAACGAGTGCTTTCTGCGAAGTCGCTTATAGTCTGCTGTGCTTGTGTTGGTTCTTCTGTGTCGGTAGTCGGAGCGGTATCTTGTGGTGTTCCTCCGCCACCATCTCCGCTATCATCTCCGGCATTGTCACCGCCAAGAACCTTATCTGCTATCTTCGCGCCAGTGCCAGGCACGGCGAATGCCAGAAGCTCAGTTCCCATCTGCTCCCATGTCGGGAATTTATATTCTTCAAGGCCAAGAGCAAAACGTCCACCTTCACCAACACGCTCTTCAAAGAACTCACCAAGTGGACCATCATACACCGTCTTGTCCATGATCTCTTGTATCTTGGTGGACTTGATTCCGGGGTTTGCTTTCTTGATGGCATTGGCTATTGCTGAAGTCACCTTTGATGGCGGTATCTTCTTCGCAAGCTTGCTGATTCCTTTACCGACAGGCTTCAGGAGCCGTCCTGTATGCTCTGATGTCGTCTCTACCCATTGATTGGCTATTGATTCGCTGAGTGCAGTGGTGATTGATTTACCCTCACCAGTGATTGCACCCTCAAGTCCACCACCTTCTTTTGCCTTTGTCATGTATTCAGGGAGTGTGCGTTCGGTAGCATCGGCAGTTATGCGTGTAATTCCTGCTGGTATCGTCTGTGCTGTAGTGCCGCCGATATTAGTGGCTACTTTTCCGGCAAACTGTCCAGATTTTGATCCTGTGGTTTTCTTGAGTGCAGTGCCTATGGCATTTTGTCCGGCTTTAGATGTCAGCCACTCAAGAGTTTCTTTCCCAAGCTTCTGAGTCGCAAGTCTTCCGCCTGTGAATGCTCCCGATGTAAGCGCAAGTTCTCCCGCGAACGCTGGTATCTGCCAGACAATATCAGCCACATTGCGCATCATTGTCTTGTCTTGTCTGCTCTTTGCCTCGAACTGCGATAAGGTCCTGAGATCGTCGTATGTTTCCGTACCGTTCTTGAGTCTATTAACTGCTATCAATACATTCACAACCTCTACGATTGCTGCTGCGCTGCTCACGAATGGCATAAGCTCTATGGCTGCACGGGATGGATCACTGGAAATCTCTCTCACCTTGTCCATGACGCCGAGCGCGGGTGCTTTTGTGATTCCGCCTGTAGTGGCTATCGGAGAGAATTGATCAGGCGCATTCTCGCCAATAGGCATCTCGTTGAATATTGGAGCTTCTTCAGCACCGACTATCGGCCTGCCACCCGGAACCGCAGAAGTATCAACAAAGGTGCTGAATGCAGATTCAGGGGCAAGTTCAGGCGCATAATCAACCCCTGTGTATTTCTTAACTATATCCCAACCAAGCTTCATAAGAGGGTTTGGTTGCTTTGTCACTTCCGACGATGGTAAGCCAGCGGAGCCGGGGGGAACCACAAGGGGAGTAGTGCGAGGAATAGCGCTATCCATTGCAGGTGCTTCGTATTCTGCGAGGATTGAATCTATGTCGTCGCGTGGTACTTCGGCTCCGCCGGAATCACCAGCAACACCAAGTCGCTTCAGAGCTTCGGGAGAAAAAGCCATTTATTCAGGTCCTCTTCTGTGTGCTTTCACTGTATTGAGAAGGAGCGAAATATCTACCAAGCCACCGCTTTCATTTGACAACCATTCATTTGCAGCAGCGTCGCCGTTCTCTTTTCTGATACCGTCGTATTGGCGAAGCTTGTCCTCATATTCACTTTTCATAGTCAGAAACGAGTCGGGAGTACCGGAGAACGCATTGTATCCAAGTTTTTCGGCAACCGGTATCATACGTGTTGAATCACGGTTTGCCTCTATACGAGACATCGCGTTATCATATTCGGGCGTTCCCTCTTGGAAACCTTTTTCGAGCCCGATCCCGGCACCTCCGTCTTGACTCATCATCTGCATAAATAGCTGCTCGGCATTGCTTCCACTGCCTTTGCCAAGGAGACCCCTGTCTTTCTTGATCCTGTCGGCAAACTCAAGGTCCGCTTCACCCACCGACCTTCCGAGTGTCTTATCAGCACCGGCAACACCGCGCAGACTCCGAAGATCACGCTCATTGCTCACTGATGTGCTGTCACCCGGCGTCGCATTGCCACGAAGGAAACGCAGTTCACGCCTAGCTTTTTCTTCGCTCAATAGCTGAGATGGGGTTAATGGCTTCTGCACAAGGCCTGCTTTGAAATTAGCCAATCCAGCTTGAGCCCTAACAAATGAGCTGTCGTCAGGCGTTTCGACTCTGTTGTCAAACCTACCATAAACAGCGGCTTCTTGCTGCCTTCGCTGTTCGGTAGCGGTGGGTTGTTTTGGAGCTTTGTACCCAGGGATAGGCTCTCCCCACTTCTCAAGGTATGCTCGTGCGACTGCATCAGAGATAGGCATTATCGCCTCCCCATTCTGTTCTCCGCTAAACCTTGATATTCTGATGCTTCCAGCTGCATCCGAATATCATTCACCCTCATGTCAACCTGAAGCTGCTTGGTTTCAGCCAGTGACTTGTTATTATCTGACGCCCACTGAGCTGTTTCGCGTGGGTTCATGTTGGAAAGGCTTACAGGATATTCAACAGAACTTGGTGCGCCGTTGTTTTCCTGATTATCAAGCTGCCGATCTCTTTGCGCTGATGTTATGTCCCATCTGCGGGTATCTTCAGCAAGAGCATTCTGTTGCAGCAAGCCACTATACGCACTAACACCAGCACCAGCGAGCCCGCCCATGAGTCCTCTGTTCGCATTGAGCGAGTAGTTTCTGCGCTCATCTTCTCGCTTTGTGCTGTTGAATGCAAGCTCACGGCCGGCAGCGCTCTTGGATCGCTCATTCATGATGTCAAGATTAACCCCGGTGTCAGTAAGAGCTCTCTGTGTGTCGCGGCCAGGAGCGTCAAGAGCCCTTGCTCCGGCTATGCTGTTGTTCATACCACTAGCCACAAGACCGCCGCGAATGTCAGCCTTGCGTTGACTCGCTTGGTTTCCGGCAATGGCACCGGTATTTGCAAGAAGTCCGCCGCGCTGTTTTGAGGAAATAACGCCATCTTCACGAACACCACTGAGATACTTCCCTGCTTCTGTGTCTCTGTATGCAGGTGGTTTGTTTTTCTTCGTGTTGTAATAATTGAGAGCCGTAGCACCTGCCGATAAAGCTGCTGGAATCCAGAAAGCCATGTTATCACGACCTTTCTTACGGAGTGCTTCCGGTTGTGCCGATGCCCGCGACTGGCCTGACTTCCTCGTTCAACTTCTTGATTGTGTCAAGTCCGCGCTTCAGTGCTTTGCTACGTCGATCACGCTGTCTGGCATTCGCCCATAAGAACGCTTCCGCAAAGTCAAGGAGGACGCCTTCAAGGTTGACGCTGATATCTGGGGTACTACCTGATGTGAGCGTAGTTGCTTTCTTTAAGTAATGTATGTAAATATTGTCCGTTGCGCCACCACCATAGTCACAAGTGATGCTATTTGCGAAGATATAGAAGACCTTGTTTGTGGCATCAGCAACAAGAAGGGTGTTTTCAAGCCTCTTCTGTTGCTCTAATGTCATTGGCTTTAAGAAGTCATTTGCGGCGCCAGCAGATTCATCCTGCACAGCAGTAATGCCCATACGCCCATTCAGGACAGCAGGAGATAGACCTGTAATGTCATAGGCGTATCCAACAAGAGCGGTTGCTGCTGACGTTACTTGCAGTTCAGTGAGATATTCAGGGTCGATGTAAAGACAAAGCTTTTCTTGTGCTCGGTTAAGAGCAAGAAGTTGTGCGGCAGTCGTGAACTTGGTTGACTCAGGATTTTCTACCCTGTTCGCAAGCTGCGCAAGAATTACATTGGTTGTGCTCATTCTCTATTCCTTTCTATAGGCTCTTGGCTTATGCGGTCTGGTTTCTATATCTCTTGTCTCCCTCAGTACCGATTCCGAACGGAGGAATATACATTGCATTCAAGAAGTCTATCTGAAGCATTGCAGATGAAAGAGCGTCATCAGCTCTGCCCTGGTCATCATCGGCAGCGAACAGCAATGATTCTGCAAGATCAACCACGATATCAAGAAGAGCTGTGTTGATATCAGGGTCGGTTCCTATGGCGACCGTAGCGGGGTTTTTCAGATAGTAAACAACTATTGGGTCTGTTGGTGTTCCGCCGTTTTTACAGTTGATGCTCCCTGCGTACACATAGTAAATCAGGTTTGTCGTTCCTGATGCAAGGATGCTGTTCTCAAGCTTTTTGAGGTCTTCGAGCTTCATCCTTGTCATGAATCTGCCGCCAGTAGTGCCATTCTGAACCATGATCACGCCTTCACTCCCTGTAAACGGTGTCCCGCTTGCGAGAGCTGACAGCGGAAGAGCAAAAGCAGTCATTGGCGTGGAAGTGTCAACAACTTCCAATTCTCCGAGATAACCATTTGTAAGTTCAATACATGCATGTAGGATTGCTGAATTAAGTGCCTGAATCTTAACCTTTTCTGTGTATTTTCTTTCCTTTGGGTCTTCGAGCCTCACTCCAAGCTCATCAAGCAGACTGATCGTTACATCTCCTGCTGCCATAATTGTACTCCCTTTCCTGTGCTACACGTTGGTTATCCTTAAACTGAGGTCTTTGCAATATTTCCTTATCGATACTTTCCGGTTTGATACTTTCGGGACCGCAGGAAGCGTCACTGATTTCAAGGGGCTTATCAAGACAAGCTCACCTCCATTGCTTGCGAATGTTCCTGTATCAGTAGCTACAAACGGCACATCTATTATGAATGTCGTTGTACTTGGAACTTCCTCGACAACAAAGCTATCATTGTATGACGCTGCTGTGCATCCCCTGATCTTCACAACATAGCCGGCAAGTAGTCCGTGAGCCGTAACTCCTGTAGTAAAGAGTGTCTTGGCTCCTGACTCGTTTGTTGCTGCTGCTGATATACTCCCTGAGCCTCCACCCCAATCGAATGAAGAAGCACCGCTACATATAAACTCTCCGCCGATAGTGTTTGCTGCCGCTCCTATTGTCGTAAAGTCTACGCCGCCAGATAGGTCTTGTATCCGGTACTTTTTCCCTGTTATCGGGTCCTCAGAGTATTGTATCAGGTCAGAGAACAATTCAAGCAGCAGTGGATCATCTGATTGATACCTTACATTGATATCACGCACTATCTCGCTGCGTTCAAAGCTCACAGGGAAGTTCTTTGTCTTCAGCTCTACATCGGTACTGGTTGCGCTGTTTGCAAAGCTGTATAGCTTCTTATCATCAGCGTCATACACCAGTGTATCTGCGTTCTCGTCAAGAGACATGAGTGATAGCGACCGTGCGCTTTTAAGCTCTCTCCATTCTTCTCTCAGAATATTGTATGCCATTACAGCACCAACCCGAAGAAGTCCGTCCGTGGTGCTGTCAAGAACAGAGGCAACCGTGATAGTTGTTGTTGGGGATCCGTATGCTACCACCGTGACGATATACTCTTTGTCATTCCCAGTGCTACCCTCGCACCAGAAATGAGCACCTACAGGGAAGTGACTTGAGTAATCCCCTGTCAACGAGAATGTATTTAGCGATGAGCTCGCCCCGGCAAGGTCCTTCACAAGAGCTTTCCCGAACGTCCATATGATATCATTCTCGCGGTGGTTGTACTCAGCGATCATGTTTTCTTTCTGACTCAATGGCATATCGTCGTATCTGTCTTCGATAGGTCCGGTGATCTTCAGCCGCTCAGTAGGGGTTGCGTCTGATGCAGCAAGGTTGTTCGGGCTGAGTCCGTATATACCATCGAATGCGCAGACATAGAGCTTGCCCTGCACACTTATGGCCCCTTTATCGGCTATACTCCCGATATTATGAATACTCTCTGCTGACTGCCATTTAGTCGGGTCTGATGGATCCGCCTTTGTGTTGTAGAATCTTATGGAGTGTTTCTTTGTGATAACCGGGATACCGTAAAGCTCATGAATCCCTGAAATCGCTCCACCCTCTTGATCTGAGAACTTAATAACATTGCTTACCGGGTTAACGTCTATCTGGTCAAGTTCTGAGTATGACGCCCAATCAGGATGTACCTCAGCCTTGTCTGATGGGTCCAGAAGTAGGTTCCCTTGCCATAGCCTACCGCCTATCGTTTTCGCATACTTCCCGTTCACGTCAATAGATGGTGACCCAGACAGTGGATGCTCTGAGGTTGTGATGATATCAGCGTCAAAGAACACGTAGTCAACATCATTTCCATTGTCGGTTGCGATGTACGGTCCGGCGTCACCATCAAATACGTAAGCCAAAGTATAACCAATGTTGAAGTCATCGCTTTCCGATGAGTGCATAGAGATATATCCATTCGCATCATCTTCTGAGTCGGTATTTGCATCGATGATAAAGATTGAATAGCTGTTCGCTCCATCACTGCCAATAACAAAACGCCCAAGACATTCATCTTCATAGTAGACTGAAGACTTGAATACAATGGTATTGTATCCGCCATAAAGACCGCTAGAGCCTTCATCTACCTTTGTTCCTGCGGTTGTATCCCATAGCTCCCAAGCTTCGTCATATAGGTCAATCTCTGTTGAGCCTGATGCGACAACAACCGTTGTGCCGCTCCCGGCTGTGGGGGTTACTATCGTATAATCAACAGTCAATACGATGAGTTTGTAGCTTTGCCCAAGAACAAATGTAAAATCAGAGAGCCCAGGAACATGGAAGTTCTTTATACCTGACACTGCGTCTGAATCTGTCGAGTATTCGCCCGGCTTTCTCGTGAAGTCAACAGTGTTTGCAAGCAAGTATGTACCTTCTCGTGTTGCGGAGCGGTAGACATTCATTCCCGTGATACGCTTATTATGGTTTGCTTTTGTGATTGAGAAGTTAAGTGCTGTTGCCTGAGTCGCAAGTGAAGCTTCCCACGGTATTACATCATTACCAATAAGGCTCTCTTCAATGCCGTCATAGAGGAATGATACCTTATAGAACCGCTTATCACCGGATGTAACAGTTCCGCCAGGGAAAGAAGCCTTGTAAGCAGCAACCTTATCGATGACAGGTCCATCTTCATCATTGAACGATATAAAAGGATTCTCTATCTTGGTTGAGTATCCGTAGAACTTCGCGCCGTATGTGCTTGCCGGATATATACCATCAAATAGATCGTAGTCTATGTATCCAATCCATATCCCTTGCGGATGGACTGAGAAGGTTATGTACCCGTCGTCTAC